ATGGACTTCCTTTCTCTTATACTTGTGACTTATTTTCAGTATCCCATCAAAGATTTGGTGAATGGATGAAGCAGGGCGAGAACGATTTTTTAAACGATATAGAATCTATATATGCTAAACTTTATAACGAAATGAAGAAGGCATACGCTAAATATATAAGACACGCAAAGATTCGGATAAAAAAGGGCGAGTCTGGTTGGCAAGGGGAAGCTTGGTTCTTGGAGAGAACAAATAAAGAGTTTAGAATTACCTCCGATGATAATACAGTAAGTGAACCTGTAATCGTTAACGCACACATGCCACGTAATAAATAATTTTTATATGAATTTAAACGCGTACGAAACAATATTACCTGATTTTGCTGATATATGGTTTACTAATTGTAATGCTCGTTATCGTGGTCTTAAAGGAGCTAGAGAAACTGGCAAATCATATAACTTTATTGGTATTGAACCATTATTTAAAATACTCAGCGACCACCGTAGAAATATAATGATGGTAAGACAGAATGATAAAGATAACACTCAGTCCACATACACTCAAATAAAAGCTGCAGCATATAATTTAGGTATTGCACATTTATTCCAATTTAGGAAATCCCCATTATCGATTATACGTAAAACTACAGGACAGGTTATTTTATTTGCTGGAATGAACGATGTCCAGAATATTACATCAACTACTGTAGAACATGGTTATTGGACAGATATATATTTTGAAGAATTCTCACAAGTAACTAATTATGATGATTTTTTAGTTGTTGATGGATCTCTTCGTTTACCAGAATATGCAGAAAAGGATGGTTTATTCTGTCAGATTACGTTCTGTATGAATGCTTGGGATGTTGGACATTGGACCAATAAAGTATTCTTTGAAGGTAATTTAGACGATGATGTTCAGGAATTAGAAAATAACAGATATCAGTTCAAATACATCCCAGACTTCAATATAGGTTATGGTTTTGGATTAGCATTACATATAAGCAGCTATAAAACTAACATCTATCGTGGTAAACAGAAGGATAAATCAATGGAAATCCTCAAAAACCGTAATTATGATTATTACAAAGTCGTTGGTTTGGGTTGTTGGGGTAACGTTGGTGATAAGACCTATGCTCACTGGTCCGATAATTTAATAAAACCAGGATATAGTATGTTAACCAGAAAATTTAACACAATAACAGTAGGAATTGACTTTGGTATGAGTAATGGTGAGGGTAAAATTAAATACTCTGAAGATAACGCCAAAAGACTCGGTAGTGCTAATACAATGCAGATGGTAGGAATTGGAGATCAATGGGAGAGTATAATTCCAATAGACGAATATTTCGACAGTAATGAAGGCAGAGATGATTTACACCGTAAGAGTAGCACAGTGATAGCTAAAGAAATGGTTGAAACACTAAAAAGCTGGATTATTAAATATGAATTATTCGACAGAGTACTCCAATGCTATGTTGATAACGCAGACAGTGGTGGTTTTATTGATGTATTACGTATGGAAGCTGATAAACAGAATGTTTTTAACGTTAAATTTATTCCATGCACCAAAATACCAATTATTAGCAGAGTATATTTCGAGGATTACCTAATGAGTTATGGATTACTTACTCCATCCGATAGTTGTAAAAATTTAATTCGTGAGATTCGTAATGCTCGTAGAAGCAAAGAAGGTAAAGTAAGAGAAGACTTTGACGACCACGCTATCAATGCTTTTGAATATGCATGGGCACCAGTTCGTACTCAATTAAAACGTTGGAAAACATTTAAAGAACCAATATAATAGTTTATAATTAATAGTGAGGTATACCATATGAATTTGTTTGACTTTATAAAAAATAAAATTTTTAAAAGGAACGGGGGATTAACAAAAAGTAGTAATCCTAGTGACCCGAGATTAACATTTATTACAGACGATGAAGCATTAAGAATAGAAAAAATTAGAGAATTTAAAGTATGGTATTATGGAGGTGCTTCAGAGAAATTAAATTATTACACCAATCAAATGGTTTATGGTTGGGCTGTTAATCCAATCTATAATAGAAACAATTTAAATTTATTCTGGGGACAATCAGTAAAGAGCACTAACTTTAAACGTGTTTCTTCAGATATTGCTAAAGCTATTATTGACACCATAAGTAACGTTGTTGGTAAACCTACCATTAAATGTTTAGACCCACGTATTGAAAAAATCATTAAAGATAATAAATTAATTTATAGATTAATTCAAGAAGCCAGACCTATGACATTAACAGAAGGTGATGGATGCTGGAAGATTAATTTTAATAAAGCATTTAGCAATATTCCTTTAGTTGAATATTACGGTTCTGAAGATTGGGAGCCTATCTATAAAAGCCAAATGTTAATGGGTTTAATTTTTAAGAGTTATTACAAAGATAAAAAAGAGCAAGATTATGTATTAATTGAGTCCAGAACATTAGAACCCGATGGTTGTTTAATTGAATATAATTTATATAAAATAGATAAAAATAGTGATTTACAAAAAGTTGATTATTCAGTGATTCCAGAACTCGAAAATCTTAAAGATAACGATAGATTTAAAATAAACGGAGTTCGTAAATTATTCGCAGTACCAAATATTTATTTCTATAATCCAATTTATAAAAATCGTGGTAAATCATTACTCGATGGTAAAATTACTTTATTAGATACCTTGGATGAAATTTTAAGTATTGCTTCACAAACAAATAGAGTTAGTGTTCCAGTTGAGTATTTTGATACTTCAGTATTAGAACGTGATAAACAAGGTAGACCGATTATTCCTGAAAAATATAACAGAAATTATGTTGCAGTAAATGGACCTACCGATGGTGATGGTAAAAGTAAAGGACAGGGTATTACTACTACCCAACCAGATGTTTACTTTGAAAAATATAGTCAGTTAGCACAAGATACATTAAATTATATTTTAATTGGTAATGTTTCTCCATCCACATTAGGTATTGATATTGCTAAGAAAGATAACGCTGATGCTCAAAGGGAAAAAGAAAAACAAACAATATTCACTCGTAACAGTATTATTGATCCAGAAACCGATAGTCTTAAAGAGTTATTAAATGAAGCATTATTAGTTCAAGATTATATGGACACTGGAGTTATAGTTGATAAAGATTATGATATTTCTATCACATACGATGAATTTGCTAACCCATCCTTTGAATCTGAATTAGAAGCTCTTGGACCTGCTTGGAGTCAAGGACAAATCAGTACAGACCAATATGTTAGATTATTATGGGCCGGTAAATTATCAGATGAAGAAATGTTAAAAGAGAAACAATATCTTGAAGAAAATAAACAAAAAGATGATATTGATATGGCAGGATTATTAAATGGAGAAGGAAATAGCGAAGGTTTACCAAGCGAAGGACGTAGCGAAGGAACAACTCCTGAAACTGAAGAATAAATGTTTTGCTACTATATATGATATGGTAGTAAACGGTGAAAATATTAGAAAAATTCATAAAAAAATATATGAAATGACAATAAAAGTTCCAAAAATGTATTTATTTATGGAAAAAGTTGCCAATAAATCATTCAAATCACGTGATAGACGTAAAACACAGGATGAAAATGCTGATTTATTGCTGTTATTATTTAAAAAATTTGATTATAACGGAAAAATTAAGAAGGTTATTAATCACGATTTAATGGAAAATGCTGAAAATGGTAAAGATAAAATAATAAAAAATTACGTTAATCAGTCTCGTGATTTAGGTAAATATATTTATTTAGCTAGTAGCCACGATGATAGTGCTAAAGACCACGAACCATGGCAAGGCAAATTATATTATGATGAAAAAGCACCAGATGAAATTATAAAATGGGCTCATAAAAAAGGTTTACATAGTATTCAATGGGTAATGGGTAGTCCGGTATGGTTTATTACTCGTCCGAATTGTAGACACTTTTTTAAATCATTACCATTGGATGTGTGTAAAAAATATAGTAATAAAGAATTAATTAGAAGATATAAAATGCACAGAAAAGAAGGGGATAGATCCTTAGCTACTCCTAAACATGTTGCTATAGAAGAATATGAAGACAGACTAAAAATGCTGGAAGCTTTATATGCAAAACATAAAACAGAGCGTTTAAGACGAGAAATAGAGAAAACTAAGTTATTACTCAAAAAATGGAAAAACGCTATTTAGAACGCTTAAAAACTATATTATAATGTAATTACTGAATAGAGAGGTTACATCTATAATGGAAAATGAAAATCTTGCAGGTATTAACGGGACTGCAACCGTATCAGATGGTGGAACTGATTCAACAATGACCCCAACAGGTGGAGAACCTGAACAAAAAACTCAACAGGTAAAATCTAAACCTGAGCAAACCTTTACTAAAGATCAGGTGAACGAAATGATGAAGCGACGAGTAGAACGCAGTCATCGAGCTTTCTTCACAAGATATGGTGTTAAAGATTTAGCTGGATTAGATAATTTATTCGGATCAGCTGTTAATTATGATAAGACAAAATCCGAAAGAGATGAATTATCACAAAAATACTCTGATTTGGAAACACAGCATAAAGATTTAAACAAACGATATGCTTACAAAGTCGGTAATATTGATGAAAAGAAAATTGCTGACATTGAGACCTATTTCAAAGGTAAAGGGATTGATATCGATGAAACTACATTGATGAATGAACTTAAAACTCATCCGGATTGGGTTAATAAAGTAAATACCATTCAACAATTAGGAGCTGAAGTTGCTATGCAAGATGAAAACGATGCTAGAGCTGAAGCTTATAGAATATTCGGTGTTAATCGCAGATAATTAAGGAGGCATTTATAAAATGCAAGTAGAACAATTATTACAAATGCTTCGTGATGCTCAAATGGATGATGAAGCAATTAAAGCATTATTATCCGAAGCTATCGCAAGCTTAGAAGGTTCAGCTGAGGACCAACCTGTAGCAGATGAAGATGCTGCTGAAAGAGAAGAAGCAGGTAAATTACTCGGCGTTAGTTTATAAGGAGACATATTAAATTATGGCAGCAAATTATTTTGAAACGATTACAAAATTTCTACCAGAAGTTGTCGACCAATACTTTGTTGAAGATTCTAAAACTAAAATCTTAGAAAACGGAAGCAAATATATTGATGTCAGCTTCAATGAAAGTGGTTATGTAAAAATTGCTGATATCCTCTTAGATGGTTTATCAAATTATTACAGAACCCAAGAACAATTAAGCACAAACGAATTAGCTGGTTACAATGGTGGTAATCAAGCTGGAACAGCTTATTCAACAGGTGCATTTGCAGATTATGCAGCTTACGCAGGAAATAATCAATCCGGCATGAGAGATGGCTTTGACATTGGTGGTGTTAGCGTAAGATGGGAAATCTTCAAACTTCAATGGTGCAGAGGTCGTCAATTCCGTATTGACCATATCTCCAATGAAGAAACAGCTAAAGTTGTCACTGGACACTTAGTTGAAGAATTCCACAGATTAAAAGTTATTCCAGAAGTCGATGCTTGTAGATTCGGTATCATTGCTGATTCTGCATCCGTTACTTTAGGTAACTTAGTTGATGAAACAGCCAGTGGACAAAACGCAACCATTACTTCTGCTAACATTCTTGGAAAATTCTTCAAGATGAGAGAATGGTTAGTTGAACACGAAGTTGCTTTAGAAGATTTAGTTTGGTTCGTTAGACCAGATATCTATAGCATCTTAGTTAACAGCTCTGATTTAACCAAATATATCACACAAAGTGATTACAAATCAGAAGAAGGTTTAACCTTACAAGTCTTAAAATTCAATGGTGTCCCAATCATTGAAGTTCAATCTTCCAGATTCTTCACAGCAGTTGCAGTTAATAACAATGGTTTTGGACCAACAAGTTCTTCTAAACCAATTAACTACATTATGTGTTCCAGAAAATGCATCGTTCCTATTCGTAAAATTGAATATCAAAAGATGTATGATGAAACCATGTCTGGTATCGCTGGATTCTATGGCACAATGTTTAACTACTTACTCTATCACGGTGTTGTTATCCCAAGAAACAAACTCGTTGGATGTTATGTTTCCGTCGATGGAACTCAAGGTGCAATCGCAAGTAAAGCAAACGTGTTATCTTTAGACTTCAAACCTGGCGCATCTGGCAAATCAAAACTCAATGCTTATTTCACCCAACCATCTGGCTTAAGAGGTGTTATCGTTGTTAGAACTGCTGGTGCTGGAACACAACAAAGCCCAGCCAATGACTTCACAATTGGTGAAACCCTTACAATGGCTAACGAGACTGTTTTAGCTCTCGGTGGTGAGATGAGTGCTACCGCCAATACTAAATATCATTTCGCTTTAGTTGACTACAGAGGAATGGTTATTGCTAAAGGCGATGTTACAATGCCAGCCGCAGTAATCGGTGCATAATTAAAAAATTATTAAATTTTTAAGCACTGGCCCACAAAGCTGGTGCTTTTTTATTAACGATTTAAAATTAATAGTATATAATATATATGAGGTACAAAAATTTATGGCAAAAGAACGTTGGATTACAGTTAACGGAAATCATATATTAATAAAGGATGGCCAATCTGTTAACGAAGCAATTAAAGAAAGATTTGGTAAAAAGGATGGAGGAGAATATTTTCCATCAAAACACATTTATAAAGGTAAACACGAAATCTCAGAGGATAACGGTTCTAGTTGGTTAGAAGTTGATCCTGATACTTATCGTGATTATGAAGCTGATGAAGATTTATTTGATGATAATAATGAAGACGTCGGAGAAAGATTTAATCTAATTCACCAAGATATCGTTGAAGAAAAAGGTAAATTCGATATGGATGAAGCTAAAAAACGTTTATTAGATGAAGGTTTTGATGAAGATGAAATTAATGAATTTATCGAAGATAATTATGATCCTTGGGAATACGAAGATATTGAAATAGAAGATGATGATGGTGAACCAGATAGTTTATATGAAAAAGAAGTCAAAGGTCAAGATACTACGATTGAAAGCGATGAAACTAAAAATGCTCCTACTGAATATCAGAAGAAGTTCATGAATAAAATAAAAAATAGAGTAAGAAATGGTGAAAGTCCAGATGAAATCAGAGATAGCATTTATAATGCTGAAAAAAGAGGTAGCATTACAAGGGAGCAAGCATCTGAACTAGATGAATTTATCGAAGAATATGACCCAGATGAAGAATTTCCTGAATACAAATCTAAATATAAATCAGAAGATTATGATGATGCTCGTTTCTATCCAGTTAGTGATGAAGATAAAAAAGCCGCTGGTCCAAAATATTTAGGTCGTTATCATAGTATTTATGATGCTGCTGGTTTAAATGATAAAGACCCAGGTTCTTGGAAGAAAGAAAAAGAAATGTTCAAATATGTCGGTGACTCAAACACTGGTGCATCAATTGTTCAAGGTCCAGACGGTTATTTTAGTGGTAATCCAAGAATTAATACAATGTCTTTCAAAACACTTGAACAAGCAAAGGATTACTTAGATAAAAAAAATCCAGAAGAACATAAATATGGTGTTTATTTCAAACCAGGTGATGAAAGAGAATATATATATCGCGATGCTGAAGATAAGTATGAGTTAGAAGCACCTGATGCATACAGAAATGCTAGGGAATCAGCGAAAAAGACAGAAGGCTTATTCAATTCATACATGGATAAAGTTGCAAAAGCACCACTTAAAGATTTAAAATATGTTGAAAGTGATTTAAAATATGCAGGTTTGACCGAAGAACAAAATAATAAAATTAGAGAAGCAGTTAAACAAAGACAAGCGTCTGAATCAACTGGAACTGAAACATTTAATAAATTAAAAGAATATGTTAATGGATTATCAGATGATGAAAAAGAAATGCTCAGAGATTTAATTAATTATCCAAGAGGTAAATAATTATGTTACAAACACGTTATATTACAGAAGATGATTTCTTAGAATATACAGGTATCAATTTAGGAGCTCAATTAAAAGGAAATGGTAATCCTAGTGATAAAGCAAGTGCTTTTCTTCATAGAGTAGAAGTTAGATTAGAGTCATACTTAAATGCTAAT